TGATGACTCTGAGATTTCGCATATGCTGTTCCACCTGCATTTAATGTATTGCTAGATTTTATTCATCAACTTCGACTTCTTCTTCGTAGTATTCCTCTTCGGCGCCTTCGTCGACCGCATCACCCGGAGCCTCGATGCCTTGGAAAGCGAAGGACGGAAGCTTGGTGGATTGTTCGAGAAGAACTTGGGAAAGACGCAAGCTGACTCCAAACTTATTGTCGATGAACCAGATTTGAGTCACGTTGACGATGCACATGCACCGCTGTCCCTTTTCGATGCTGTCGACCTGAACAAGTTCGCGCTTAGAGTTGTACGCTTCGGCCATGAACTCACCCGTCGGCTTGGTCATGACCTTGAGCTTGACCGTGTCCGGATATTCTTCCTTACCAGGTCGCACGAGAGGCTTGTAAAGTGCTTCCTTCATGACCTCGACGTTGTACGCCTTTCCAAGCCATTCCTTAGAGTTTGCCGCGACCGTTTCGATGATTCGTGCATCAAGTTCCTTGAGCTTGGTCGCGAGTTCAACGGCTTGCTCGTTGTCCGTGTCGATAGACAAATCGAGCGAATACGACGTCTTGTTAGTCGTCTCATCAGTGAAAGCGCTCAAACCGTAAGGGCTTCGCATGAATGGAAGTTGCAAGTAGAGCTTGCCCTTACCGTCGGCAGTGTTAATGTATACTGTCTTGCCACCGTTCTTGTTCTTCTTCATCTTGCTGAAGACGACAGAGGACGGTTCGAAAGTGCTGGAGAGTTGGATCATGTTAGAGGACGACATCTTTTGGTATATCCTATAATGGAACACAAACTTTAAGCACGTTATTTTTTTCTTCAGTAATTGTAACAACATAATGGGACTCTTTAAGGATTGTGGTTGTGGATGTGGAGGGGCAAAAGCCCAGCAGAAATTTTTGATTTCTCTCATGTCCGCACTCGTGTTTTTCATCATCGCGAATCCAGACACTTTCAGACTCACGCGCTCTATCTTCGGTTCTTGGATCTCCGGACCAACCGGGTGCCCAACCATGCGCGGCCTCGCGCTTCACACCGTCGTATTCATGCTCGTCACGTGGGGTATGATGAACATAAAGAAAGAAGGTTACGCCATCGAAGAAAACGTGACCATTAAGATCGCACCAGGTCCAGCACCAGAAGAAATGTCGGCACCACCAAAGATGGTCGATGCGCCATTGCCTCTTCCAGGCTTCTCTGAAGATCAAATTCAAATGTTCGACAGCGGTCTCGATCTCGCCTCTCTCGATCTCATGTCCGAAGTGGACCAACCAATCGTACTGGAGAAGAAGGAGGTTTCTTGCCAATGTGAAAACGGCAAGACTGTGACCATTGAAGGCTAAATATTTTACATTTCATTACATAAAATCAACATAATACACGTGTTCCGTATATTATGTTGAGTGTTCCCAACACCTATCTTGCTTAGCTTAGAAGTCTTCGTCGAATTCAATTTCACACGAATCTTCATCCATTTTTCCATAATCACCCACACGCTTTTCAAAGAAGTTTGTCTTACCATCCAAACTTATGTTTTCCATGAACTCAAAAGGATTAGACGAGTTCCAAATCTTCTCTTGACCAACTTGTTTCAATAGTCGATCAGACACGTATTCAATGTACTGTGTCATCTTCTCAGAGTTCATACCGATAAGACTACATGGAAGCGCATCCACGATGAATTCCTTTTCGATGGACACGGCTTCTTCTACGATCTGTCTGATGACATCCTTGTTTGGTCTAAATTTGAGCATATTAAACAATTCCACCGCAAATTGAAGGTGCAAACCTTCGTCTCTGCTAATCAATTCGTTGCTAAAACACAAACCAGGTAAGAGACCCCGCTTCTTGAGCCAGAATATGGCACAGAAGCTTCCAGAGAAGAAGATACCTTCCACACACGCGAACGCCAAGAGACGTTCGGCGAAGGGTCTCGAATTATCAAACCATTTCATGGCCCATCGCGCCTTCTTTTCGATGCATGGAATGCGCTGGATGGCCTCGAAGAGTTCTTTCTTTTCACTGGAACTTTTGATGTACTTGTCTATCAGTTTACTGTAAGTTTCGCCGTGTACCATCTCGTTGTGGCTCTGGTATGCGTAAAATGAGCGAGCCTCTGGGTATTGAACCTCGTCGGCAAAGTTATTGTTAATGTTTTCAAATACGATACCGTCTGAACCAGCAAAGAATGCAAGAATCATTTTGATAAAATGTTGTTCATTTTCTGATAGTTTGTTCCAATCATCCATATCACGCGATAAATCTACCTCCTCTGCTGTCCAATTAGACATTTGAGCCTGTTTATACATAGCCCAAAGGTTCTCGTGCTGAATTGGAAATACAGTAAATCTGTTGAGGGTTGGTAATAACATTGGTTCGATGTCCTCTATGTGATCTTGAAAGTCAAAGAATGTGCCTATGTGTTTCCCATCCATGAAGATCTGTGGGTACACGAGTACCGGTTTCCCGCATTTCTTCGCGAGTTCGTCCTTCTCGATCTTTGTTTTTTTGTAATCCAAACCAAGTTCTTTACAAAGTTGTTCGGCTTGGTCACAAAGTTTGCATCCATCTTTGGAAAAAATTTCAACCCCCATCTGCGTGTTATTACTTGGAAATATTTTTGTTCTAAAACTTTAAGGATGATAAATTTTGCTGAGATCCAGCCTGGTGATCTCTTGAAGGTGTTGTTAAATATAGACGATGTTGACGATGAGATGTACGCTGTAACAAAGGAAAACTGTGATGACTACCTCATCGTGAATTATTACCTTGAAACCTCTTTGGTGTATAAAGGTGCCCGTGTATATGAAATCGATGAAAACGAAGAACTTGTACAACAAGAAAACTTGTGTGAACACTACCCAGAAGGTGAAACTGTATTCAAGAATGTAGATAACATGTTGTATTGCATAGAAGACGAGATACAAGAAGACATGGAAAGTGTACTCATAGATGAATCGGATGACGAAAGTGATCTCGAAGGATTCATTGTCCCAGACGACGAAATTGATGGTGAGGTTATTCCTCCTTCTGACTATAAAGCCATAGATGAAGAATGGAAAGATTGGCAACCATTGAGTCCTGGTTCTAGAAGGTATAAAGAAGTCGTGGATTCCATCGAAGAATTTGCGAAAATGCAAGCAGATAATCTCAATTTTTAAAAACCTAAGTGCGCATTTTCAGGTTCTAAAAAAACAAGACAAAGAGGTATGGAAGGATTGGCTGCTATTTGGTCGGATGTCGACCGTTTATTGAATAAACCCACTGTAAGAAAGTCAATCAATACGCATCTTTGTACAGAATGTAATGGAGTAAAAGTGTTAACAAAAGAGGGAATGCCTGTGTGTTCGGAATGTGGTTTCACGCAACAACACTATGTCGATGACAGTCCGGAGTGGACAAGTGGGCTAAGTGAAGATGGACGCGTAAATGATCCATCGAGATGTGGAAACCCAAATCCAAATCCGGAACTCTTTTCGGATGCTTGGGGAAAAGGTACCATCATATCTACGCAGAACACATCTACTTATGAAAACAAAAGAATGGCTAAGATTAACTTTCATCAATCTATGAACCACACAGATAGATCATTATTCCACGCGTATAGAGACATAGATGAAGCGTGTCACACTTTACCTGATAGCGTTCTCAAGGATGCGAAGATGATGTATAGAAAGTTTAACGTAGAGAAGTTGACGAGAGGGGCGGTTCGTTCGGGTATAAAAGCAAACTGTGTGCTTTACGCGTGTAGATTGTCTAAAATACCTAGAACTACGAAGGAGATTGCAGACATGTTTGGTATTCAAAGTAAGGATTTGAGTCGTACCACACAAATGTTCAAGGACACGTTGTTGGGGAAGACTGAAAAAAATTACGTGACTAAACCATTCAATGTCATGCAAAGGTTACTGAACGCATTCGAGGTCACGAGAGAGGAACGCCTCGAGTGTAATAGGATGTGCGGCAAGTTAGAGGAGTGCGCCGAACTCATGAGTAAGACACCGAATAGTGTGGCTTCGGTTGTCATTTATGTGGTCATGCGAGGTAAGGTGACTAAGAATGAAATCAGTGATAAGTGTTCCGTGTCTATACCAACCATAAACAAGATAGAAACTATTATCAAACGATACTTAGAGGAATAATTGTAATATACTGTATCATGGTGAAACTATTTTTGTCCACCCCCTGCTATGGAGGTTTATGTCTCGAAAAGTACATGACGAGCATCATAAAGCTCCAGCTCAGATTAATTAAAGAAGGTATCCAGCTTATGCTCGATACCACTGAAAATGAATCTCTCGTACACCGCGCGAGAAATGTTGCGATTGGTAGATTCATGCAAAAGACGGACGCAGATTATTTCATGTTTATTGATGCGGACATTGATTTCGATCCGGAGTCTGTTGTTCGCCTCGTTAAATCCGGTCATGACGTGTCTGTCGCCGTATATCCAAAGAAGGTGGTCATGTGGGATCAAGCAAAGAAGGCGATTGAAGATGGTGATGAAAGAAATATGGCGATGCTGTCTTCGAGTCTCGTCGCAAACATCGGTGCACACAGGCGTTCCGTTGAAAATGGTTTTGTTGAACTTTTAGATGGACCTACCGGATTTATGGTCATATCAAGGGGTGGACTCGACAAGATGCACGAACACTTTACAGAGCTCAACTGTAAAAATGATCACCAAAACAGGGACTTCGACGAATATTGCGCCGTATTTGACTGCATGATTGACCCCGAGTCTAGGCGGTACTTGTCCGAAGATTACGCATTTTGTAGACGTTGGCAACAAATCGGTGGTAAGATTTATGCCGACATACACACAACTTTAGGTCACGTGGGTAATCTTCCATTCAGCGGGTGTATGAATGAAAGGCTTAAGGCTTAGAGTTATATACTAACCAATGAAGTTGGCTACTATTATTGTCACTCGTGGGAAATCGTGTCATGTGAAAACGCTTCACACAGTTCTTCGTTTGAATCTCATGTGCATTCAAGCGAAGGGTGTTCAAAATGAAGTCGTATACGTGAATGATGACCCGTATGATAAGTCTGAAATTATCCAGAAGTATATGAAAACGAGCGACAGAATTTTGTTTATTGATTTTGGTATCAGTATGGATCAAGGTTCTATCTCGAAGGTGTTTGAAACGAATGAAGGCATTGGATGTCTCGTATTTCCGGGCGTGAAAGAAGGTATCGATTGGGGTCTTTTCAAAGCGAGGGTCAAAGAAGGTACAGAAGAACCCATCGAACAGATTGGACTCCACTTTGATACAGAAGTTGGAAATAAGATTTCTGAAAACATTTACCAAGTGAAGAGCTCTTCCGCGAGATGCTGGCTCATGATGTGTAAGCATGTGACTCGAATTGTGAAAGATAAGCGTACGAGTGAATATAAGGTTCCACCGAGGATGGAACAGATGTTTTCGAAGTTCAAGGAATTAGGTGTCAAAATTCATGCTTATACAGCAGCTAAGTTGGTGATGACATATACTCATGAATGTGTTAGTAATCTACTAAACGCTGCCGTTATTAAAGCTAATTAAAGATTTGAATTAAAATATTAAACAGATGTCACGAGTATCTGTAAAGAGGGATGACCCGCTTTACACATACGCGATAAAGTTCATGGAGACTGCGTGGGGTGTAACACGCAGGTTCCCGGGATGTCAACCCATATCTATCGAATACAAACATTTCGATACACTTCGTAAAAACGATTACGTCGTGTGCGAAAAGACGGACGGCGTTCGATACATGATGTTGGCTTTCATGTACGAAAATCACAAAGTGTGTGTTTTCGTGAATAGGGCACTCGACATGTACATGTGTAAACTTAACTTTAGAAGACCAATCTACGATGGAACCATTTTAGAAGGTGAAATGTATGAAGACACGTTCATGATTTATGATTGTCTACATGATTCGGGTGCAATCGTGGGGCATCACGACTTTTTGACCCGTTTAACACACTGCGAAAACGTGTCTAAGAAGTTACTCGCGCTCAAGGGCGATTCTGTGAAACTCCGTGTCAAGACCTTTCATCTATTGTCGGATTTTGACTCATTTTTGAATGAGTACTTGCCTACGGTCACACAAGACGTAGACGGTCTCATATTTACACCCATTCACTGTCCGGTGAAGATAGGGACACACGAGACGATGTTCAAATGGAAACCAAAGAATAAAAACACAATTGATTTTCAATTGAAGAAAATTGATGAAGAATGGAGGTTATATGTACAAGAAAAGGGTGAACCTATATATGAATCGACCATTCCACCAAATAAAATGGACGAGTCTTGGTTTAAACACAATGCGATCGTTGAATGTGAATATGTCACCGATGATATACCCATGTGGTGGAGGCCTTTGAAGATGCGAACGGATAAGACACACGCAAACAATAGAAGAACTTTTTATCGAACACTCGTGAACATTAAGGAGGATATCCAAATCACTGATTTCTTAAAATGTACGTGAGTAAGTAATATCCATCCACTTCGCGTGGTTCAGTTCTGTAAAGATTTTCGTCGTCGTGCGCAACCCACACATTTTGAAATTTAGTCGCAGACGTGTAATGGCCGCCATATTGTACGCCTTTGTGTATAGCATAGGATTGTAAATCGTATACAAGTTTATCATCAAATATTATCTCGTGCTCCAATATAATTTTGCTCTTTTTATCGAATGAAACAAACATGACGGGTGGTAAAGACTTAAATAGTGTTCTCGTTGTGGTGACATTATGTAGAGTTCCTTCATCGTCTATGTAGTCCGTGAGTGTGTGCCATTTCATGCTCTCCGTTATCAATTCAGACACTTTGCACTTTTCTTGGTTTATGTTTAGTGTCTGTATACTAAATGGGATGTCTGTAGTATTTTTACCTACGGGTGATATGGTGATTTGTCGTTTTTCACCGTAGATAAGTTTTTTGATTTCTGGGAACGACCTTTCGAGTATGTCTATGATACAAAAGAGTGCGTCTTGTGTATCGTGTGGTTCGTGTTCTGCGAATCTGGGAAACGCTTTCCTGAATTCTTTCAAAAGTGGCGCGAGGTTGAAACACCCCGATTCTTGTGTGTTGAAATATTGTTGAAGAAGATTTTTGTAGAGTTTAGTGAATTCACATTCACCCGAATAGGATGTTTTGTATATGTGTTCAGTAATGGGTATGGCGTGAAATAGGCACTGCAATGCAGAATTGAAGTAACATGTATTGCCTAAGTTAAGAAAACCATGCATATATGTAGTAGCTAAAAAAGGCTTAAGAGAAACACGCGATACAATAATGAATATGGACGTCAGAACTCTTTTTGAAAGCATCAAGCCGTTGTTCGAACAACACAAGAATGACGAACACGTCGAGTTTGAATTTAGACTTGGCAAGTTTAACCGCGGAACATTTGACACGGATGTTGGTAAACAGAGATTTGAACTTGTTTTGGATGGTTTGAGACAATACGCTGGATGGGAACAGATTGTTTCTATAAACGAAGAGGTTTTTTGCCGTCAAAGTGACAACCTTCGGATTTCTATTGACTCTACGACTGGCGATGAAAAGATTGTAAAGAAGGAAAGGGTGCACAACGAAGATTTTGAAAAACTGAAAGGTGCACCTTACGATGTTCGTTTCGGTATTTCAAAAGAGATACCCATCGAAGATTATGAAGGTGAGATGGACAAGAAGAAGAACAAGTACAGATTGTCTTTCATTCGAAAAAACCTTTCTATTGACATGACTATCATAAACGGAGACGTTGAAGACATGGATACCGAAGACCCGAATAGATATCAAATTGAATTTGAAATCATTGACCCTAAGCTCGTGACAGATGATAACGCACTGTTTAACATCGTACACAAAATCAAAGATGTATTTAATATCTTGGATAGTAGTAAGTAATGATCTGGATACTTGTAATATTGATCATAGCGTTTTTTGTATTTGGTGCCCAATATACAGAAGATAACGTAGGCGTTCTAGGTTATAAAACTAAAAACTTTCATATGTCTCATGGTATGTCGAAGAAAATGTTCGAAACCATGAAACAGGACGGTTTGAGTGATGAAACACTCAAAGAGTTTGTCATGATGGAAGACAGGCTTTTGGAAGTTGAACGCAAATCCGTGTGTTCACAAACTGCGCGACAATTCGAAGCTGTCGGTGTGTCCGATCAAATAAAAAAGCGTTTCATAGGTTATGATTTTTCATATCACGCGAAACACATTAAACAGGCATCCGAGCCTGAGAAGATGATAAATCGAAGCATTACGTGCGCTTAGCTAAATTCGCTCGCGTCTTTTCGTACTTTTTAATGAATTCCTTTATTTTGGTCTTAGTAGGACTATGTGTTAATATGTAATTCACGACAGCATTTCCGTGCTTTCCATATTCTTTTTGTATGAGATTTTTCTTATATTGAAGTACGCGCGCTTGTTTCCATTCAGAAACTTGATCTCGCTTTATGTCGTTCGCGGGCATCTTTTTCAAAATACCCCTCTTATTCGTGAGGTTACTCTCTTTTGACGCGTTATTAAGAAGGTTTGTCATGTCTTTCACATCCTTTTCTACGTTCATGACGTTCTTGTATTTCTTCATCCATCTTGGACCGTACAATTTTATGATGTCATTTCTAACGCTGTTTGTGTTGAGGCGACGTTTCTTTTCAGTCGCCGCATTCTTCGCGTCATTTTTGAGTGCCCGGTTCAAGTTTTTAGCTAATTTTGCTTGGTTAGCCGCGTTCTTCTTTGCCTTGTTTTCCGAAAGCTTGAGCTTTTCACATAGAGTCTTGACTGTGTCGGAATCTTCAACGCTCACACCATTGTTGAGTGCGAGGGCTATGAGTTCATCCTTCTTGTAAGACACACACGATTTACCCTTGACCTTAAACGTAGAGTTTCCCAAATCCAAGTTTTTAATCATACCACATATCTTGTCTTTCTTGTTTGACGCCTTTGCTCCCACGACACCCATCTTTTTCGCGACATCTAAAAGGGTTGATTTCGTGAGTGCGGCACATTTCTTTTTACCTACACGCATGGTTCCATCGTTATCGTAGGTGATCTTCTTAGAATTGTTCGTGGGAGATTTACGTGTACTCTTTCGTTTTGGAATTTTGTAACAACACTCGTCGCCTTGTGGATTCTTTTTGGCTTGATACCCTGGTTTACACGGCGGTCTTCTAGACTTTGGACACGTAGACACTTTTGCACGAACAGCCACTGTTTTACGAGCCATGTTCTTGGGTACATTTGATGTGAGTTGTATCTCACCCTTCGCGTATAACATGGAGAAAAATCCGGAAGCCGCATTATACGCGGCATTGAGCGCAGATGGATTTGACGCACCCGAAATTTGTATCGCGCCCGATTTAGCTATTATGTATTTGTGTCCATTGTAAAGTGCATACATCATCGGGGAAATCTCCGGTTCATAATTTGATTTGAAACCGTAACGCACGCTGTTTGCGTGGAGTCTCGCCATGTTTTTGAAAACGCCATTCATTCTAAACTGACCACTCAAGTTGTTGTATTCGAAGCGGTTATACAAGAACGATTGTCCGGGAGTGTACTTTTTAACCATGAACTTACGTATGAGTTCTGGTTGGTTAACAATCTCTTCACCCTTGCCGACAAAACCACCCGAAAATCGAATTTTACCATTCTTATAAAAATTAACCGTGCCACCACTCGTTTCTGTGCCATTTGTGATTGAAAATTTTACTTGAACCGTGAAAAACTTTTCGTTTATGTTACCCTTTTTGCCGTACTCTCTCGTGTGTGAGAAGCCCGTCTTAAACCTTCCGTAATATCCTACCATCTCTTTCGTATCTATGTAAAGACCTTCACCTAACGCGGTTCGACCGAGTGGAGTTTTATTGAGAATGTATTTCAAATCTACGCGCGACTCGGCATCAAAATCTTTGTTGACCGTCGCGTTAAACATACCAGGGTTGAGTCCACTCAAAGAAAGACGAGACACAGGTGAGTTGTTTTCGTTATACACGAACTGTGCAAACTCACCCATGTTTTCGTTATTTATCATGGAGTTTTGCAACCTTCTAGGGAATGTTGGTGGAGAGGATCTTTGAATTTGAACGCCTGAATTTTGAATGAATTTTTGCAGGGACTGGGGGCGTTGCATTCTAATGTAGGGTTATATTTTAATTACACGTCTGATTCGTTAGAAATGAGTGTGTCTGTAACTATGTCTAGACCAAACACAAACGGTTGCATGCTGTATGCACCACCGTTGTAAAGCTCGCTGTGTTGACGCACTTCGATGTCGCGCTGACTGAATGGACCTGCATAGAAATCTTGGTTGAAGCGAGGTTTGCCAAGATTGTTCGCAGTACAGTGTTCGTTGAATTTCTCCACAAATACCTTTTGTGGGCATCGTAAGTCTTCGCCGTACTTGATGCACGGAGACTGGAGGAAATTCTCGAGTGTGCTCGATACCGTTGCAACTTGTCTCTGTACGTCCTTGAAATATTGTGGTACGATGTTCCAAATATCTTTGTTTGCGTACCTTTGTGCGTACTCGAGATATGCCCGAATACACTTCTGGAGAATCACGGGAATTTCCGCCTCGAGCTTCTTCTCGAGTGTTGGATCTGCATCCTTGACTTGTTTACCAAAGTTCCAAGTCAAAATACGACGCAACACGGAACCGGAGTTATCCTTGTAACTCGGGACTTCATTCCCACCCAAAACACCCGGAACCTTCCAAGTCATCGTCTTCGCCTTCTCGTGTTTAACGGCACACGACACTTGCTCACCAGATACGATAGATTGAAATTCTGCCTGCTCGAGAGAAATATCACCCTTGATTTCTGGGGAGATGAACACAAATGCATCGTAGATGGACGAGAGACCGAATTTCTTTTCCACGTTATTGGACAAAGTTCGAACATCATCTATGTCATAGAAAAGTGCAAACGCCTTCGTAATCAGCGTAGATTTACCCGAACGAGCGATACCCTTGAGGAATGGAATGACCTGCCAACCATCCATATCACCCACATCGAAGCAGAGGCGTCCACCCATGATGTACATCCACTTCGAGACTTCCGAATCAAACTTTTGGTAGTCTAAAACAGACTGGAAGTGTGGAGTGGGAATATCTTCCCACCTTTCGTTGGTCGAATAATCTTCAAATTCGGTATCAAAGTATTTGCAACTCACGATCGCTTGATCCAAATTCTTGAATTCATTAGACTCGTACGTGTGAAATTTGGTCTCGTACAACCCAGTACTCGCAGACCAACTTTTACCCACAAAAACGCCATTTCTGAAAGACCACACATGTCTGTTACGTTTGATCTCTGGGAACTGCATATCGTTACAGTTAGACAGGTGACGTATCACATCCGAATACGCTGAACCTCTGCAACTGAGATTTTTCCACAGTTCAAACTCCGTTTCTTTTTGTGCCACACCATACACATATTCTTGGATTCTCTGCTCTTGTTTCCATGCGCGAGTGTCGTATCCATCTTCGGTTCTGATCTGCTTACAGCAGTGCCCTTTGTATCTCTTGATGTTACCTTCGTACAACTTTTTGAGAATAGTCAAAATAGCTTGTTGATAAGGGCTCAATTCTTCGCTATTCGAAATGGTCGAACATCTGAAGATGGATGGATCCGTCTCCGGGTTGATAGGAATGTACGTCGGATTGTTGATGCGCTCGTAAATACGAGTGTGTCTAAATACGATCTGCCACGAGTCATCCACTTGATCTATCAGGCGATTGATTCTCACGGAGATTTTCATGTCATCCCCATCATCCAAATCCAGAATTTTCAAGGTGTCTGCTCGGTGATAGAGTTGCCCGAGTTGAAGATTCATTCTTTGATGTTTCGCTGAGATACACTCTATATCCACGTTATTACACGGTAATCCTGATTCAGGATTGAGTTCGTGTGATGCGAAAAAATTTTTAAAACCCAGTTGAAAGGAAACGCCTTCATCATCCCGTCGTTGTATATCCCACATGTCTTCCAATTGGGTCAAAAAGTTTATGAGTTGTTCCGGGTTGAGACCTTGAATCATGTTCGACCACATGACCTGATTCGTCTCCTCCGGATTTGCATCCTGGTTTATGAAGTGTGTATCCAGCATGACCCCTTATAGTACATACGATTCATTTTTCTAAGCATTTTTTTGGAGTTGAGAAAGAATCTTGATCATGATCCTGTTTTGCATTTCGATTTGTTTAGAAATACTCATCAGGGCGGTGCATACAGTGTCACCATCTTCGGTGGTCAGCACAGAACCCAAGATGCCACCAATGTCGAGTTCCATCATTGGCTCTTCTTCGAGGTCGATGTCGGAGGTGTACATGATTTCTTCGTCGTCCTCAGATTCTTCGTCCTCAAATTCTTCCTCATCGGTTTCCTCGATTTCTTCGGGTATTGGCTCCTCTGGGTACTTTTCTTCAGTAGACATTTACAATACACCAGGAAAAATCGAACTGTGTTTTTTCGCGAAATTATTTTCTCGGTATATAGTACAAAACTCTCACAATGGCCGGCGGTCTCATGCAACTCGTCGCGTACGGTGCCCAAGATGTCTATCTTACGGGCAACCCAAAAGTCACTTTCTTCCAAGCCGTGTACAAGCGTCACACGAACTTCGCTATGGAAAACATCGAACAAACCGTGAACGGTACCCCAGGTGCCAACGGTCGCGTCTCCGTCACCATTGCCCGCAACGGTGACCTTGTCGCGGACATGTACGTCGAATCTGTCGCCGGTTCCACTGCTGGTTCCGATGATGCCTGGTTGGCCGAGCGCATGGTCAAGGATGTCGAATTGTCCATCGGTGGCCAACGCATCGACAAGCACTACCAAAAGTGGTGGCGTTTGTACTCTGAGCTCTA